ATCAGGTTGGTATGGCTTTGCATCCCATATCGCTCGTCTTATTGCTTCTGAGTCATTCGCTTGCAAAGCTTCTGAAGCGTCTTTATAGGATTCGAGCCTTGCAATTTTAACCTTCCCTGGTGGTAGTACGCTTGCAGCATCTTCCGCTGCTTTTCTTCCAGCCTCATCTCCATCAAAGAAGAGAACAATTTCCGCATAGCCTTGGAATAAATCGTATTGTTTCTGTATATCTTTCTTGGCACTAGCCGCTCCATGAGGAAGGCTGATATGTGGCCAACCAGTCATTGCCTCATAACCAGAGGCAGCGTCTAATTCACCTTCATAAACAATGATCCGTTTACCGCTACTAGGAAATAAATGCTGACCAAACAGAGTATCAGTTGATATCCCTTCATAATAGAAGTCCTTTTGTTTAGTCTTTACTTTTGCTCCCTGAAGTATTCCGTCGCCTGTGAAATAATAGAAGCGTAGAAGTTCTCCGTCTCGGAAGATCTTGTATTTTTGGTTCGTCTGTTCAGAAATACCTCGTCGCTGCAACCGTACGACTGATCCTTTGAGTTGTACATTTGTAGACATTTGATGAGTGTGTGTATTTTCTCCATTCCCAGGAGTACGGGTGTGACATACAAAGCAAAAAGAGTGACCATCCGAGTACTCGCTTTTAGCGTCGGATGATCCACAATTTTCACATGCTGTATGTCTTACAAATTCGCTCTCTATATGAGCCATTCCATTGGTATGTTGTGGTACGCCGTCCATGGGATCTTGTGACGATCACACCATTTTGCGTACGTTGTCTTAGATTTTTTGGTGATCTTGTTATAGGGAGCTTGGAAGACCATTCGTAGATCTATTTCTGGGTGTTGCTCCTTAACATTCTTAATCTTTCTTCTATCTGCCGAATCCCAGTATCCCTTGCATTCTAGATAGATCCCATTAGGCAAGAGAAAGTCTGGAGAATAATTATGCTGTATCTCATATGGAATCCTTGTTGGTTCATATTCATAATCAATCTTTAATTCACATAATAAATCTGAGACCTTCTCTTCTAACTCAGACCTGAACATTAGAAGTCATCTTCTACTGAAGCCGGTGTACCAGCTGCCTCAACATTTGGTTCACCTGCTTTAAAGCCATTTGTCTTACCAAATAACTCAGCAACACTAGCTTGATCTAAATCTCCAGTATCAACACCAGCTCCACCTTGGATGGTCACGAGCTGTACTCCAGAGAGCTTCAGAGACGTTCCATAAGAGATACCATCTCGTAGTAGGTAAGGCTTTTGAATGAAGCCTAGCTTGACAGTAGACCCTGCATAGACAGGAGTATTAGCGTCACTAACTGGAACACCTTCAGTATCGACCACTGGTGGTTTCTTATCTTCAGCCCATGAGAATTTAATGATGTATTTTCCATCTGATACCTCCTCCCAAGGCTCTGGTTTAAGTGAAGATCTCTTAGGGTTCTTGAGCTTAGACTCAGCCCACTTAAGACAATCTACTCTTTCTTCTTCTAACTTATCTATCATGTCCTTACCAACTACAGCTCGAAGGCTGTAACCGTACTGACTTGGCTTCATTACAGCCTGATAACCCTCTAATGTTACGGGTTCAGGTGTGACGTGGATGTTTCTCATTAACAAAAAAAGTAAGTGGATTCAATTACGGATTCTGGTTTCAAGTCTCCTATAATCGGTGGTTCAGACTCAGCTCCGATCTGTTTAGCAAAGTCTCTTAAAAAATCATGCTCTGCGAACAGGTGCATGTATGTATCTCTAACTAGATCTCCTAGTAGTTTCATATCATTAGCTCTACATAAAACAGAGTCATGTATTAAAGCTATTGGTGCATTGAATTTCAACGCTGATATATGTAACAACGACGCATCTAAAGAATGGATAAGATTAGGTGCTGTTGCATTCTTATGGTGAGCTTTATCTACTTGCTTACCATCACCTACAGGTACTCGTAAGTTAACAGTACCTAGTAGTTGTAGTTGTATTCTTACAACCTCTCTCTTGTTTAGCTTTTGTCTAACAGTAAAGTTAGATGGAGTCTCCCATTCTAAATACTCCTTACCATCAGCTAAGACTTTACTAACCTCTGTCTCTATCCATTTCATAACTGCCATAGGTCCAGGAAATATCTCATTCATGGCATCCCTAACAGCTTTGACTGTTTGTGTTAGTTCATCCTTATCAATCTCTATACCTTTATCCTTTAAAGCCTCACGTATGTATGACCTATTACTATATGGTTTTGCATTGTAAGGTATTGTCATAACTGTACGCTTAGTACATTTACGATCCCAGTAAGGACGTATTTTCTCAGGTATATTTGGTAAGGCTTTCTCTGCTATTACTTGATAAGCATCTTGTGGTCTAGAGCTAGGTATTACATTAACTAATTCAGCGGTTGATTTACATTTACACAACCCTGATAAAATCTGTAATCCAGATGCAGTCGCATCAGTAGC